GTCCTGTATCTACGATGTCTCGCACAGAACCATCTACCCACTCCCATTTAGCTGAGGAAATCTCACTGGTGTACTCGACGGACAAACGGTCGACGAGTGCGCGTGTAGCAACCGCGATGGCTGCATTCAGTTTGGAGGTATCTAGCTTTTGGGGTTCGGCCATTAGCCTGCCTTTCCACTCTGTTCAAACACACCAGAGAATTGTTGAAACAATGTCTGCCTTACATAAGGAAATGTGTTGCTACCTAAATCGGTAAGACGCAACGTTCCTGTAATGCCGTTGACCGTACAATCGGCTGTACTTCCAACCTTGACCTTTTCACTAAACCGCGCAGGGGACAACAAGCGTCCCGAGCACGGTAAATCAGTCTCATCTATTCCGGGTTTATCCTCGGATGTAGGTGTTTTTAGCTGGATATTTGCAGAGTAAGTTTCATCCGTATTTACAGGTACACGGTTTCCAGTTGCAGAGTCCACAGCAAATGAACTGTAAACCTTGAAAACTAGGGTCGCATTATCAAAAGGAGAAAAAGCGCCCATCAGAATGCAAAACCTGTGGTAGAAGCAAGACTCTTCTGCAAGAAAATGTAAGCTGAGCCATAGGTTGTAGCAGTTAGATCGTATGGAGTGACAACGCCACCCGTAATTGCTCCAACTTGTTGTCCAATGGCTTGAGTACGCATAGCGAGATGATGAGCCGTCAGATAATTAACGGCATCATCGTGGTCGTCTCCCCATACATCGGCATCACATCGGCGGATCGCCTCTTCAATGGTGGCTGTAACAACTGCCGTCTCAATGTTGGTGAACTCGGGAAACCGAGCAACAAAAGTGGTGGCAGTAACTGTCATTAGCCTTCGCCTTCAGTAATAGCTTTGATTCGCTTGGCAATCGCGTTCTTGATGCGAACACGGTTCTCTGCGTAGTCCCACTCTTTCAAGATCTCAAGATCGAATGTGCCGTAAATGGCATCAAGAGCATCCTTGACAGGCATGGTTACGAGGCCACCCTGCACCTTGTTATCAGGTGTAGTGGTGACCTCGACATCTTCCTGCACCTTAAGAGCGCCGAGAGAGATCAATTCTCCTACAAGAGGCATATCCTTGATCTTCTCCCAGTCAGTGGGGTCAATATCTCGATTGACCCCAGACTTGATCTGGATTCTTTGAGATCCGCCAGCCTTGGCACCAATAATGGAGAAACCAAGGGTGACTTCTTTATCCCGTGGGGGATTTTCCAGTTGAGGCGTGTAGGTGATAATCATGTTCAGTTAGTTAGCTTGATCAAGCTTTTTCGACGTACAGAGCGCTCTTGGGGTAGTACAGAGCAACGCCACCAATACGAGCATGAGCAGCAACACTGAATTCCAGGTTGTTGCGGACAGGTGGCAGGAACTCCAAGGTGCGGGGGATGTGCAGTTGGAGCTTCTCAGGGGAGCGGTCATAGACCACAATGCGGTCCTTGGACAGCGGACCCTTGGCGGCCTCAAGCTCGTTGATCGGCTCGATGGAGCGGATGAACGGGTTGGTACGCAGGAAGAACTCCATCACGGTGGTGTCGGAAGTGGTGCTCCGAGCGGTGGTGGAGATGATGCGATAAACGTCGTAAGGGACGAGCATCGTGTTGGGGGATTCCTTCATGTTGGATCCCTGGACAATGCTGGTTGGACCCTCGTTCAGGATCTCCAGCATCTCGTCAGTGGTGATGGTGGCATCATCGAACCACTTGTTAGGCACCGTCTTATCGACGTTGGCGTTAGAGAAGAAACCGTCCATGGACGCACCAGTGTCACCGAAGTAGGCGATGGACTGGACTTTCTCCTCGTAGGCACGGCGCACAGCGTTGGCGCGGCGCTGCTCCAGATTCATACCGGGCACCATGGCGGCGGCGCGGGTCTCCTGAATGCTGTAAGCAAAGGAGGCACCCAGGCTGCGGACCTGATGGGTAACTTCCTTACGCAGCACGTCTGCACGGGGCAGATCGTTAGCCTTATCTTGGATCAGCTTCATCGAACCCTGAGCATCAAAGATGCGGTAGGTGAAGCTATCTGCACCGGGTCCAATCTCGGTCGAGATGGGAAGTACAGATTGGTATTTGATGTCGGCGTACTGAACCTCGAAGGTTCTTGAAAGCACCTGTTCCAGCTCGCGAGCTAGGAACAGACCTACATCGTCGTTACGAATTTCGGACATGATTAAGACCTCCTATCAGGTGTCGGCGGAAACGGTGAGAGTCGGGATGTCGATCTCCAGCAAAGCGATGTTTCCAGCAGTAGCTGCTTTCAGCCAGCGAGCGCCAGCGGTCACTTGGAAGGTCTTACCAGCAACGGCAGTCTTACCGAACCTACCCTTGTACTTTTTGTTGGTGGCGGCAGAAGCGTCGTCGGTATGGAACAGGCGGATTGCATCGCCGACCGCAATGGTTTCGGTGGCGTACACATAAATCACACCCTTGCTCAACACATTAACCATCTGCTTATTTGGATAACCAATACGGCCATCAGCAGTTTTATTAGTAGGTGTAGCTTCGTAGGTGCCGTTGACGTTCTCGAAGACATTGCTGTCAACAGCGATGCCAAGAACCTCAGTAGCAGTTGCACCGGCAGGCAGCTTTGCGCCCAGACCGGAAGTTGCGGCGCTATCAAAAATGACAGCGTGGCCGTAAGGGATTACAGCACTCGACTCGTTGGTGTAGGACCGGGAGACATAAGCCTGCAGGTCCGCAATCATACCTTCGTGACCAGCAGTGAGTTCAAGGGGATAAGAACCTTGAGCACCAGCAGGATTGGTGACGTTGGTATCAGTGAAAGAAATAGCCATTAGTATGCTCCTATCAAGCGTGAGCAGTGAGATTGGATTTCCAACCGTTCAGCAGTTGCTCACGGTAGGAAGATTGTGCGTCCATTTTTTCGTTGCCAGAAACTGCGGCCAGAGCGGCACGCACTTCAGCGACGTTGGAACCATCTTCCTCAGGTTGGAATTCTGCGTCCTGGTGAATCTCCTCCTCGTCCTCTTCGAGATCTTCCATGGCAGCCAGGACACCGTCCAGGACACCAAGGAGATAATCGTTGTTGGCATCTTCGCGAGGAGCTTGCTCGAAGACGTTCTCGTAAGCGAGGGCCATGATGCCCCGCTCGTCTTCGCCGTCAAACTTGTACTCCTCAGGGAGGATGGGAGCGAACTTGTCCAGGGTTGCGAGGCGTGCATTCACAGCCTCATTGATTTCTGCAGTGTCATCGCGCTTCTCTTCAGAAGAGGCGATTTGCTTTTCGAGTTCTTCAATACGCTCCAGTGCCGCATCAAGACGGCCAAGAGTTTCTTCGTTCTCGGTAACTACGGCTTCGATCTGTTCTTCCTGAGAATCCAGCTTGCTCTGGAGGTCAGCCTTGGCACGCTCAGCCTCTTTAACGAAGCTTTGGACCGCGCCTGCAGTTTCTGCGGGAAGTTCAAGATCCAGGCCGTCGAGGGTGATTCGTGCCATGGAAATAACGGGCGAATTCGACGGGGTTTGATCCCATGCAATCGCGTCATTGCGATCACATGAGTCGAGGATTAGGCGAACGTCACGTCCCGCCCTTCCTTTCGGAACGACGGCGATGTGATTAACGCGAATGTTGCGTTGCACACCTTCGTAACTTTCACCTTGTGGTGTAACACCAGGGGTTGGATCAAAGTCAACGCGATAACCCGCACTGACTTCCTGTGCATCACCACGTTGGATTCGCTCAATTGCTGCCTTATCAGTAATGAGAAGGGCAACTTCAACGAAACCATCGTTGTAGCGGACCTGCGAACCTGCATGCCCGATTTGATGCACTTTGGTGTTCCCGGAATCAAGCAGGACGGGCGGATGGCCCATGGTGACTGCTTTCATACCGAAGGAAGCTAGAGACTCAGGCTTCGCTACTTCATCTTCAGGGCGATACTCACGAACTTGCGTTCCATCACCCCGTGTATAAAGCTGAGTACCCACACGGGCAGCCTTACACCAGACCCTTAAATAACCTTCATCCGTAGTTTCGGACTTAGTTACCTGGCCGTAATCGTAGCGAGATACAGTCTCCATACCCTGATACTAACTAAGTTTAACCAACTCGGGCTGGAAAACACTTTTAGAAGCAGGGTTTATGAGGTAAGGATCCCAATTAAAACTATTTGCCCGCTTACGATAAGTCTTTTCTGGGGAGTGCCATCTAATGGCCTGCGGTAAATGTGGGGAATAAGGGATCATCCATATATGCTCGTATTCAAGGGAAACAACACCAAAATAGTCAACCTCTCCGGGTTGATAACGCGAACCGGACCGGCCTTTTGTAAGGGAGACAGCAAACTCACCGCCTTTACCGCGAATACCGCGCCTATGGAGGGTTTTGACGTTGACGCGGGCAAGTTGATCTTTCCATTCGACAACAAAGTCGACGTGGTGCAGATCGTGATGTGGGAATGCTATGAAAATACCATTATCCACAAAGTGGCCCTCGAAGAAGTGCTCCCCTCGGGCTCCCAAATGGGAAGCCTTAGAACTAACTTTGGCCAAGGAACTCGGTCAGTTAGACCTAGTTAGCAGATATCAGCGAGGCGTGATTTGGGTCATGTAGATGGTGAGTATAAGAATACTCATCATCCATGTGACCACGAACACAATGACGGGGGGTACTTGCATCAGTATTTGGGCTTCCTCACCCAATCCATGATCTTGGCAAGACGGTCACGGACGTATCCAGTCTTGGGA